ACCGGGTAGCGCTTTCGCGTCCGGTTGACGCGGGCCAACATGGCACGCGCCCACGCCAGCGATACAGGCGAGGAGGGTCCGGCAGTTCCGGGTAGCTCATCCGAAAGGTGGCCGTAAGGCCAAGTAAGACACTTTCGAGGAGAGCTACCATGTCAGTCGAAATCGACGTCCACCGCGTTCAGCAGTACAAAGACAACGTCGTTTTTCTTTCCCAACAGCGCATGAGCCGGCTGCGCTCGACCGTGCGCGACGACGGCGATATTGTCGGCAAGAAGGTCTTCTTCGACCGTATCGGCGCTACCGCCGCACAGAAAGTCACCACCCGCCACGCCGACACCCCGCTCATGAACACGCCGCACTCACGGCGCGCGGCGGTGATGTTCGACTACGACTGGGGTGATTTGGTCGATCAGGCGGACAAACTCAAAACCATCCACGACCCGACGAACTCGTATGCCGTGATGGGCTCGGCCGCAATGGGCCGCTCGCAAGACGACGAGATCATCGGCGCCTTGGGCGGTTTGGCGTTGACCGGCGAGGAGGGCACCACGTCGGTCGCGTTACCGGCGGCGCAGAAGATAGCGGCGGCGGCGACCAATCTGACGCTCGCGAAGCTCCTTTCAGCCAAGGAGAAAATGGATGAGGCCGAGGTGGACGAGATGACCCCGCGCTATTTCGCGGTCACAGCCAAGATGCTGACGAGCCTCCTGAACACGACCGAGATCAAGAGCGCCGATTACAACACCGTCAAGGCGCTGGTGAAGGGCGATTTCGACACCTTCCTCGGCTTCAAGTTCATCCGCACGCAGCGTCTGCTCACCGACGGCTCGGGCGACCGGCTGGCCTACGCCTACGCCGGCACCGCCATCGGTCTCGGCGTCCCGAAGGACATCATGGTGGACATCGGCCCGCGGCGTGACAAGCGCATGTCGACGCAGGTGTACGTCTGCATGTCGCTCGGCGGTGTGCGCATCGAGGATGAGCAGGTCATCGAAGTCGCCTGTGTGGGCGGTTAAGCATCGAACCCGTTTAGGAGGTTATTCCAATGGCAGTTACCACAGAATCAAGTTCGCAAATCGGGAAGCAGGATGGCACGCCCCCGACCATGCTCGATACGCGCGACCTGCACGGGCGGGTGCGTTTCGCGCGCTTCGATTTCACCCAGGGCGCGGCGGCGGGCGACGCCGCCTCGATCCAGCGGTTGATTAAGATTCCCGCCGGAAAGGTGCGGGTGTTGCTCGCGCTCTCGCGTATCGCTAATTCGGATTTCGGCGCTGCGCGCACGCTCGACCTTGGGTGGGAAGCGTACACAAAAAATAACGGCGTCGCGGTGGCGGTCAACTTTGCCGGGCTGGATGCGGCGCAGGCCGTGACACCGGCTGGCGCCTACGCCCCGACCGGCACCGTGGGCGGCGATGAGACGTTCGAGTTCGACTCGGACAAGGGCGTCAACATCTGCTCGCGCGTGGCCGGTGGCACCATCCCGGCGGCCGCGACGATCAAAGGCTACCTCGCCTACGTGGTGGATTAAGTCTCGGCCTCGCTTGTTGTAATGAGGGAAACACGCGGGGCCGTCTTGGCCCCGCTTTTCTTTAAACGCCGAGGAATAGCTCGAATGGATACTAATGGCGTGGTAGGGAGAGTTGAACGGGTCGGTAAGGTCATTGACCGATATGGCATTCCCACCATGCTGATCGCCGTTCTACTTTGGTTTTGGTTCGGCGATTGGCGATTTCACGACAGAAAGGTGGACACAGTAGTTTCGTGGACCCAGCGCGACTTGAACTTCACTTACCTCGACTGCCTGAGAAAATCCAAGGATGAGCGGCAAGAGCGTTCTTGCGATAGGGCTTATCGTGGAGAGACTGTTGAGCGCATTGAAAGTAGGCCAAAGGAATAACCGTGGCTGAGTCCTCAAGCGAGGTAGACATCTGCAACAGCGCACTGACGCTGTTCGGCGAAGCGACGATCATCTCGATTGACCCGCCCGATGGCACGCCCGCCGCCACCGTCTGCGCGCAGCACTACCACAAGCAACGCAACGCCGCCCTTCGCGCCTTCCCCTGGGGCTTCGCCATGAAGCGCGCCGCGCTTAATCAGCTCGTTGCCGCGCCGGCCTGGGGGTTCGTGAAACAGTACCAGATCCCAGCCGACTGCCTGCGCATCTGGAAAATATCGCACTCAAGTCGCACCGACTGGAAGCGCGAGGGTGACAAGCTGCTCACCGATCTCGCTGCGGTGAGCGCGCTCTACATCGCCAAGATCACGGATACCAACGCTTTCGATGCGCTGTTCATCGACGCGCTCGCCGCGCGGGTGGCGGCGACGGTTTGCATCGCGCTCTCGGCCAAAAAGACCACGGCCGAGATGCTCTGGGCGCTCTACAAAGCCAAGATCGATGAGGCGCAGGAAATCGACTCGCAAGAGGGCGAGCCGGAGGAAATCGACGACGATCACGAAATCCTCACGGTGAGGTGAGGCATGGGCAGACAAGCTCCCATGCAGACCAACTTCACCGCGGGCGAGTTCTCGCCACGGCTGCTTGGGCGCAGCGATATCGAGAAGTACAAAAACGCGGTCAAGACCCTCACCAACTTCAAGACCTTCGCGCACGGGGGCGCGACCAAGCGCGCCGGCTCCAAGTTCTCCGCGAGGGTCAAGGATTCCACTAAGTTCGCGCGGTTGATCGAGTTCATTTTCTCCACCGAGCAAGCCTACGCGCTTGAGTTCGGCGATCTCTCCATCCGCGCGCACACTAACAACGCGCAACTCGCCGAAGGCGGGCATCTCGTTGACCCGACGTTCACCAACGGGCTCGGGCAATGGATACGCAATCTCTCTGGCACGGGTACCGCTACGTGGCAATCGGCCGGCAACGTTCTGCTTAATAGCGGTACGGCGATAGGGCATTTAGGGGCGATTCAATACGTGGTGTCGCTCGCGCGCGTAGTACAGCGGCTTTCTTACTCACTGAATTTTCCTGGTTCCACCCAGACGGTGACGATCATGGTCGGCACTGCGCCCGGGTCTGCCAATCTCGTTAACCAGACGAGAAACGCAAACGGCAGTTACACCAACGATTTTACCCCGACCACATCGCGTACCTTTATCGAGATTCAGATCGCATTCGATGCGGCAACACGCACGGTCGAAGTGGACAACGTGGACGTGCAGATGGTAAGTCAAACGGTGTGGGAGATTGCCTCGCCATACCTCGCCACACAGCTTGCGGCGTTAAAGAAAGCGCAGTCGGCCGACACCAGTTACGTGGTACATCCTAACGTCAAGCCGCACAAAATTCGCCGCTTCGGCGCGACACAATGGGACATTGGCCCGGTCGTATTCTTAGATGGCCCATACCTAGACGAAAATCTCACCGTCACTACCATCACGCCATCGGTCACTACCGGCGCGATTACGTTGACCGCCTCCGACGATGTATTTAAGTTAGGCCATGTCGGCGCGCACTGGCGCATCCGTCATAGCGCCACGATCGGCTATGTAGAAATCACGCAGTTTATCGACAGCAAGACCGTGCTGGCCACCGTCAAAAAAACGCTGGGAGCGACGACAGCGACAGCGACATGGAGCGAAGGCGCTTGGTCTGGGGTGCGAGGATATCCTGCCGCGATTGCTTTTTACGAGGAGCGGCTTTTCTTCGCGCGCACCACATTTCAGCCGGCGCATCTGTGGGGCTCTGTCACCGGTGATTTCGAGAACATGACCCCCGGCGTTAACGCCGACGATGCGGTCGTGTACGAAATCCGCGAGGACGAGGTGAACGATATTCGCTGGCTGCGCGCGAGCAAGTTCCTATTTGCCGGCACGACCGACGGCGAGCACCGCATCGGGCAGATGGACGCGAGCATCACTCCGACCAACATCAAGGCCAATCCGCAGCACGGGCATGGAAGCGCGGACCTACAGCCGGTCAAGGTGGGTTCTGTGCTGATATTTCTTCAACGTGCCGGGCGAAAGCTCCGCGAACTGATCGGCACCGAACTGCCCTACGACGCCGAAAGCGAGGAGGCGGCCGATCTCACGATCTTCTCCGAGCACATCACGAAGCCCTCGGTGACTGATCTCGCCTACCAGCAGGAACCGGATTCGATCGTCTGGTCAATTCGCTCGGATGGGAAGTGGCTGGGCATGACCTACGAGCGCCGGCAGAAAGTCGTCGGTTGGCACCGTCACGACACCGACGGGCTAATCGAGTCGCAATGCGTGATCCCGGTCGCCGATGGCGATCAGCACTGGATACTCGGCAAGCGCACTATCGGCGGCGTGGACTTTCGCAGCGTGGAGGTCATGCAGCGCGAGCACGGCGATGGCGATGCGCAGGCCGATGATTTTTACGTTGACTGCGGAGTGAAGCAGACGGGCGCGGCCACCATCATAACGGGCCTGTCGCACCTCGAAGGTAAGACGGTCTCCATCCTCGCCGATGGCGCGGTACACCCGCAGAGAGTCGTTTCCGGTGGGCAAGTAACACTTGACTATTCAGCCACCACGCGCATCGCGGGCCTGCCGTACACGGCCACCCTAGTAACGCTTCCCCCAGCGGCGCAGATCGCGATTGGAAGCGCCCATGCGCGCCTCAAGCGCTGGGCGGAAGTGTTCGTGCGCCTCTACAACACGATGGGGCTCAAGGTGGGGGTCGGGGCGCAACAGCAAGATGTTCCGTTCCGCTCGACCGAAGATCTGATGGACACGCCCGTGCCCTTGTTCTCCGGCATCGCGCAGGTGCCGCAGCTTGGCTACTCGAAAGACGCGCCGATCACTTTCACGCACGACCTGCCGACACCTTGCACTATTCTCGCCATCACGGGGACGCTCGATGTCGCGGATGAATGAAATCGCCGTGATCGCCTTGCCGATGACGCTACAACACGTGCTCGATGTGTTCGCCGCGCGGCGCGATCCGCGCAACACGCAGGACATGAGCGACGCTCAGTTCGCCGAGATGGTCGAGATGTATCAACGCAATGGAAGCGCCTGGGCCGCCGTCGCTGGCGATCTCACTATCGCAATCGGGGGCGTGTACGTGCTGCGCGCACACGTGGGCGAGGCGTGGTTCGTGCCAACGTCGCGGGTGAATAGTTTTCCGGTGGCCTTCTGCAAAATCGCTAGGATGGTCCTGGATGACGCTTGTCGTCGCTTCGCTCTGCACCGCATCCAGCTCGCGGTTCGGGCAGACGATGCGCAGGCGCTTAAATTCGCCGAGCGCGTGCTCGGCGGCACACGCGAGGGGCTGATGCGCAAGTACGGTTCGGATGGCGCTGACTACGTGAGGCTTGCCAATGTCTGAAGCGGCCGGCGGCATCATCGGCGGCGTGCTCGGTATATTCGGTACCGCCATAGAAAACAGGGCCGTCGAACAGGCCGCGACGGAAAATTACGAGTTCTACCGCCAGGGCGCGATCGAGGAGGGCGTAGCCGCGCTCGATCGCGAGCAGGTGCGCCGCACGCAGTTGCGCGAAGCGCTCGGGCAACAGGTCGTCGGGGTCGCCAAGAGCGGCGTCAGCTTCACCGGCTCCGTGATCCTCGCGTTGAATGAATCCATCCTGCGCGGCGAGCAGGATATGCTCGCGTTGAAGCGCCAGGGCGAGCAGCAGGTGAGCGACTTCCTCCGTGCGGCCAGCGGTGAGTGGCAGATTGCAAGCACCGCGCGAAAATTGGGGTTTTTGAAAACCGCGCGCTCGGCGTCAAATACCTACAGTAATATCTCGCGCTCTCAACAGCCGACGAATCGCAGCACCACGCAGAGTCGCGGCACGGACGATCGCGTGAATAGTCAGGATCGCACAACGAACGATGCCGGTGATGAGTACGGCACGATCGAGGGCAACTGATGAAACTTAACTTGATCGAGCGCCAGGTCAGCCAACCGGGCGGAAGCCGCGGGCCACTCCCGGCCAATACGAAGCTCGCGGGCGCCTTCGGCGCGGAGCTGTCGGCGCTCGGGCGCGAGGTTGGCACGATGAGCGCCGACATGGCCGAGCGTGAGGCGCGCGCCAAACGGGCGGCGTTGGTCACCGAGCGGGTGAGTCAGGCGCATGTGGACTACGATGCGTGGTTTACGCAGCGATCGCTCGATCCCGAGGCCAACGAGACGCTCGTCAAAGACTCCGAGAAATTCCAGCGGGAGCTTTCCACGTCGCTGACCGACGGTCTCGATCCTGAAACGTCCCGGCAGATTTCCGGGAATCTGCAACCGGTATTCGCCTCGCAACGCATCAAGGCGCGAAGCACCGCCACGCAACAAGGCGTCGCCCTCTCCAATGTGAGATCGGAAGTAGGACGGAATAATCTGGCGGCGGCCTCCTTCCACGCCGAGTCGCGCGAGGAGCTTCGCAATATCACGGCGCTCGGCTTTGCCTCGATCGAGGCGCAGCGTCATGCCGGAACGATTAGCCCACAAGAAGCTGAACTGACTCGTCAGAAGTTCCACAGCGAAGTGCTAGTAAATAGTTTTCAAGCGACGATGCAAAAAGTGGGGGTGATCGAGGCCGAAGCGATAGCCCGCGCCTACGAATCGGAGCCGGATACGTCGGTTTCTCCGGAAAAGTGGAAGCAAAACGCCGCCGCCATGCGCTCGCTTCTATCTAGCTATGGTTCTGGAGAAGATCGTGCCCGCAAGGCGCGCTATGCGCTCGGGGAGCGCGAGGCGACGTTGCTTTTCATGCAAGGGCGTCTATCGCCTGAAATCCTTGAGCGCATGGTCGAGAAAGATTACCTTGATCCGGGGATCAGCCGTCAGTTGCTTTCCGCCGCCGCCAAGGGTGGGCCGGTGAACGATAACCCGCACGCGCTCGCAGAATACAAGCTCGATCCGATGGCGCGATCCGAACGCGAAATCGCGACCGATTCCCGCCTGACGATGGATACGCGCTTGAAGCTGATTGACGAGCGCCGCCAGCGCGAGAAGGACGCCTCCGATTGGCGCAACACCCAAAGCGGCAAAGAGGCCGTGCGCCGCATCAAAGGCGAGTTTGGCCTCGTGGACGGTTTGATCTCGCAACTTGACCCGGAGATAGCGAAGCGGGCGAACTATGCCCTCACTCGACTTTATGAAACGGTGGAGCAGTTGCCGTTGAAGGAGCGGGCGTCGAAATCCATTGAAATTTCCGAACAGGTTATCAAGACCTACGTCCGGGCGGACGCTGAGCGGGATCTCGCCATGTTGCGCCAGCGGTTGCAGAAGTTGCCCTACAAGTCCATCGCGGAACTTGAAGCCGCTAAGGCGCGTGGCGCTATCCGTGGGCACGAGGCGGGCGTGCTGAAAAAGCAGCTCGAGTCCGTGCTGATGCAGCTCGATGAAAATCAACGCAAAGCCGAGGGCAGGCCATGAGCCAGGCGCCAGACGATCTCTCCGCGCGCTACCTGGAAATCGCCGGCCAGGACCGCGAGACGCTAACCTTTGAGCGCGATCTGGGAGAGGCGCGGCGTCTCGATGAGCACGAGGCGTTCATGGGCAAGATGGGCGAGGAGGCCAAGAGTGCGGGTGAACAACCCGGCGCTAAGCCCGCCTCGTTGCTGCAAGAGATCGAGAGCTTCGCCCAGCGAATGCCGGCGAACGTCACCAAGGGCGTGATAGACGGCGCCGATAACACCTTCCGGCTCCTCATTGGCAACGAGGCGGTGGATGCTGGAGATCGTTGGCTTAATGAGAACCTTCCGCGTGCGATCACCGGCCCGATAGATGGATTTTTCAAGTATCTCAAGTCTCACGACTCGGCAAGCGACAAGATGACGCAGGAACTCGCCAAGTTCACCGTGCCGTTCATGGGATACATGCGGGCATTCGGCGCCGGCATGGCGGTGGGTGGGGCCGCGCTCGGTGTTGGGCAGAAAGTTGCTCAAGCAATCGGCGCTGATTTTATGACCTCTGTCACGGCGCTCGACCCTCACATGGAGCGCTTCGCCGGATTGCTACAGTCGGTCGGACTGCAAAGCGATTTTCTCGCCTATGTGTCGGACAACGAAAACGAATCGGACGCCGAGGGCAGATTCAAAAATGCGGTGGATAACGCTATCGGCGCGGGCGTGGCGGCTCCCGTCATCTTCGCCGCATCGAGTCTCTTAAAGGCCATGTGGCGCGGTGGGCGCGAGATGATGAAAAACTCGGCTGACTTGGCGGCATCGAAAGAGGGCGCCGAGGGCGGTGTATTGGCAAAGGTCGGCGCGTGGATCAAGACGAGGGCGAATAAATGAAACTCGACGTAAGCCAAGACGGCAACGTATCCACGGAGCGAGAGTTGCAAAAGCAACTGGCGCTGATAGAGCCGGCACCGCTTCCTGGTTTGGACGATGCCGCACCCGATGCGGCGATCGAGCAGGATGGTGGCGCCGGCGAGCGAGTTCAGGTAGCCAGCGCATTCAGCGATCTTATCGGGCAGGTAATCAAACGCACCAAGACCGTAGCGAAACCGATCAAGAAAGAGCCTCTGATTATCGAGAGGCCCCAGCCCGTCATCGAGCCACCGCCACCGGGGAAACCGCCGGCAGAGCCGGGGACTCCCGAGGAGGCGAAGCGCGTGCTCGGTCTCAATCTCGGTGACTACGATCTTGACGCCACGCACCAGATTAATTTCGACCGCATCGAGACCACCGACGACATCAAGGCCGTGATCGCCGATGTGGCCGAGCGCAACAAAGCGTCCATCAACACGGCGCGGCGCGGAAAGATCGGTCAGGAGCAGCTTGCCGCGCTCGCCTCTGAATTGGACGTGGACACTGAGGTTGTGCAAAAGGTGCTATCGCGGGAATCGGGCGGCGTACTGAATCCAGAAACGATCCTGGCCGCGCGCCAGGTGCTTAACTCATCCGCTGAGCGTGTTATCCAGCTTGCGCGCAAGGTTCAAGGCGGGCTGGCGAGCGATACGGAAAAACTGTCATTCCGCCGGCAACTCGATTTCCACCGCGAGTACCAAGTCGAGTTTACCGGCGCCCGCGCCGAGACGGGCCGTGCGTTGAACGCCTTCAAAATTCCCACCGCGACCGATGCCACGCAGGTCGCGCGCATGTCTGAATTGGTGGAAACCATGCACGGGCGCGATGTTCAGGACTTAGCCGAAGCGCTCTCCCTGGTGGACAGCGTGGAAGGGGTCAACAAGATCGCCCGCGATTACCAGAAGTCGAAGGCGCTGGGGGTCTTGAATGAGCTTTTCGTCAACTCAATTCTCTCAGGCATTAAGACTCACGCGATCAACACCGGAGGGAATGCGCTTTTTCAAACGATGGGGGTTGCCGAGACCGCCGTGGCGGCGCGTCTGGGACGCTTCTTGAGCGGCGATGAGCATGTCATGGTGGGCGAAGCGTCAGCGAAGTTTTACGGGGCAATCTCCGGTTGGCGCGATGCCATGCGCCTCGCAGGCAAGGCGATTAAAACCGGGGAAGTCTCGGATAACGTCTATAAATACGAAGCGCCGATCCGGCGCGCGATCTCCTCCGAGAATCTTGAAATTTCAGGCACGTTTGGCCGTGCCGTGGACGCCTTTGGAACGGTAATCAGGTTCCCGACTGAACGAATGCTCACCGGCGAGGATGAGTTTTTCAAAACCATCGGGCGCCGCGCCGAAGTGGCGCGCTTGGCCTATCGCGAGGCAGCGCAACAAAAGATCGCGCAAAATCTGTCCGATGTGGAAACGGCGAGGATCGTGCATCGCCTGATCGAAAATCCTCCCGCGCAATTCTTGAAGCAGGCCGAGGATGCCGCGCTATACGCCACCTTCCAGAACCCGCTCGGCCCCACCGGGCGCGAGATACAGGGGATCGTGAACAGAATGCCTGGGCTTAAATTTTTGGCCCCCTTCATTCGTACACCGGCCAACATCTTCAAGGCGGCCTTTGTCGAGCGCACGCCGCTCGGACTTTTCTCATCTCGCATCCGCGCGGAGATCGCCGCGGGCGGACCTCAACGCGATCTGGCGCTCGCTCGGATTTCAATGGGAACGATGACCGCGGCGTCCGTCGCGCTCGCGGCAGGCTCCGGGATGATCACGGGCGGAGGGCCGTCTAACCCGCAAGCGCGCAAGATGCTGGAAGCAACCGGGTGGCAGCCCTATAGCGGTGTGATAACGAACCCCGCTACCGGCGAGGTGACCTATCAGAGCTATGCCCGCGCCGAGCCCTTGGCCTTCATCATCGGTTCGGTTGCCGACATGGTAGAAATCACGCAATGGTCAGATAGCGACGATAACCTGACCCCGGAAGATGATCGGATCGTACACCTGACAGCGGCCATTGTCGGTGGCATCGCCGAGAACACGATGTCAAAGACGTTCATCTCCGGGCTGTCGCGTTTCAACGAAGCGCTGGCAGACCCGGATCGGTATTTCAAATCCTGGCAGGATTCCATGACGGGGGCGTTCATCCCCTTTTCCGCGCTGCGCCGCGATCTTGGAAAGATTCAAGACCCGATCATCCGCGAAGCCTGGACCACCGCCGATAAGCTCAAGGCGACCAGTGGACTTGCGTCTCTTTCGGAAGGTTTGCCGCCAGCGCTCGATATGTTCGGCGATGTCCGTTATCACCCACGCGGCGACTTGCTTGGCGTGTTGGCCCCGCTACCGAATAAAGCCATGAGCGACGATCCGGTGAAACTCGACATCGCCTCCCTGATGATGGAAACCAAGCGCGTCCCACTCACCATGCCGGCGCGACGTATCGAGGGCATGCGCCTGACAGCAGATGAGTATTTTCAATACGTCGAGGCAAGCCGCAAAAGCGTGCGCGTGGACGGTAAAAACTTTTACGATTTACTGGACAAGACACTCAACAGCTCGGTATATCAAAACGCCACACCAGATTCGCGCATCGATCTCATCAAGAACGTGCAGCAGAAATTCGACGAACTGGCGCGCGCCACGCTGTATCAAAAGAACCAGGAGTTTCGCGACCGCTTGAACCGGTATCGCGCGCTCAAGCTAGAACACAAGGTCGGTGAAGATCGCTTACCCCCGTCGATTCAAAACCTGATTGATACCACGAGATGATCCCGCACTTGTTTTGTCCCCGTCGCCTATTAGGATCGAACCCATGACCGTTCAAACACCGACTTCCGTTTCAGGCCCCTACGCCGGCACCGGCGCGCAAGTCGCCTTCACCTTCGCCTTCAAGATTTTCGCCGAGTCCGATCTCGAGGTAATCGAAACGAGCGCCGCAGGGGTGGAGACCGTGAAGGCACTCACCACGCACTACACGGTGAACGCCGGTCCGTGGCCCAGCGGTGGCACGGTGACGATGCTCATCGCTCCCGCTTCCGGCACCAAGCTCACCCTGCGGCGCAAGCTCGCCAAGACACAGACCACCGATTACATCACCGGTGGCAAGTTCCCGGCCGAGGCGCACGAGACCGCGCTTGATCGCGCGGTGATGCTGTTGCAGCAGATTCAGGCCGATCTCGACCGCGCTATGCTCGTGCAGGCATCCGAAGGCACCGCGCCTGCCGATCTCGTGCTGCCGTTCGCGCGCGCCAACAAGTTCGCGGCCTACGATGCGAACAAGAAACCTATCGCCGCGGCTGGCACATCCGCGAATCTCGGGCCTGTTTCTGCATACATCGACACACTGCTTTCCGCCGCGACACCAGCCGGTGCGCAACGAATACTTCAAACCCCGCTATCATCTTTTTTGGTTGCAACGTCCAGTACATACAACATGTTGCAAAGTGACATGGGCGCGATATTAGTGCCGTTCAGCGCCAGCATTGCACAAATCTACAACCTGCCGCAAGCATCTGCCGCCATCGCTGGATTGATCGTGACCTTCGCCAATACAGGCAGCGCCAAGCAAACGATAAACGCTTTTGCTGGAGATGTAATAAAACTGCGTGGAATTGGCACAGCGCCGACCATAACGATACTTGCTGACGCGCAGGACAGGACTCAAACCGTGAGTCTGTCCTGTTCAAACGGAACTGGCGGCTTTCAATGGGCCATCGTTGCCGGTTCCCCTGATTACACCGCATTCCCACGATTGATAGATGGGAGAATGCGATTCCTATCGAATTTCATCGATAACCACGGGATGCAAACCAGTTCCCGGAATGGTTCGGGTTTGTGGCTGAAAGATTCAGCAGGGCAATGGCATCTCACCTCCGTCCCGGATGGACTGACCACTAATGCGTTGAATTGCACCATCAATGGCACGCCGGGCCAGAAGATGACGAATGACGTTAATTATTTGGCTTATGCGTACCTGAACAACGGAGTCTTTGCTATAGATTTTTCTGCAACCATAGAGACGATTGATGCAGAAACTGGTTTTACAATCAAAACAGGTGACGCCACGCGCAGATGTATCGGCGGCGCCAACCACATAAGTGCGGGTGAAAGCACGAACGTAATCGGGACCGCTAATAATGGGTCTGGCGCAATAAGAATAACGGTGGTATCAACGTCGGGTTTTACGAGCGGGAATACCGTAGTCGTGGCCGGTGTTGGCGGGACGACTGAAGCGAACGGCACATGGGTAGGAACGAAAATAAATTCCACACAAATTGATCTGGTAGGAACCACGTTTGTCAATCCTTGGACTTCCGGTGGCACACTGACTTCTTGTATAGGTCTCGGTATAAACGCCGGTACTCAGAATAACGTCGGTAGTTTTTTCGAGCGCCAAACGTTGGTCCTGTCATCGTTACCGCCGGATTCGACAACCAATACCGGCAACTGGGTTAAAATAACAACCCACATCACCTCTATATCGTTCTGGCAATGGGCGGATGGCGCGACCGCCATGTTGCAAGCCGCCGGTTCCGTGAACAATGCGCTCGCCAACGTAAACTCTTACGTCGGTATTCTGAAAGATGGTTCGGGCACACCGTTACCTACGGCACTCCAACAGTGGGGGCCTACCGCGAACAATCAATACGCACCGTTTAACGCAACTCTTGATTCCTCGATAGACGGAACTGATGGAGTACACAGATATGATTTTGCAATAAGAACACAAACGTCTCCGAATAATTGTGCGGTAAACGGTGTACGGTTCACGGCATTGGTAGTTGTGTGATGAAACTCTCCGCCCACTTCGCGTGAAAACGATGCTAAACCACCTCCTCCAACGCTACTCTGACAACGGCAACGACACGCTCGGGCTTTTCTTTCTCGATGGCGCGTTCTTCTCCTACGCGCTGGAGGATGAGGCCCGCGCGGCCAAGCTCGCGGGCGAGACACGCATCCCGGCCGGTGGCTACGAGCTTGCACTGCGCAAGGCGCTCTCGCCGCTCACCGATGCGTACCGCCGCCGCTTCCCCGATTGGTTCACCTGGCACGTGCAAGTACTCGACGTGCCGGGCTTCGAGAACGTCTACATCCACGTCGGTAACACCGAGAAAGATACCGACGCCTGCATCCTGCTCGGCGACACCGCCAACAACAACCGCATCGGCTCGGGCTTCATCGGCGCAAGCGTGGGCGCCTACGAGCGTTGGTACAAGCGCCTCGTGCCGCACCTGCAAGGCGGCGATCAGGCGCGGATCGAGATTCGAGACGAAAGCAATCTCTTTGGAGGCTAACATGATGACGCAAATCCTGTGGTGGCTATTTTGGACGGTGCTGTTCTGGTTGCTGTTCGTAAACTTGATGCGCATCCGTGACCGCTATCTGAAAGGCAAAGCGAGCCTGGGCACGCGCGTCTTGGGTTACCTGATCCTGTTCGTCGGTTATCCGCTCGACGTGATATACAATCTAACCTACGGCACGCTGATGTTCTGGTCGCTGCCCCGGCGAGGCGAATGGACATTGACGAAGCGGTTGCAGCGCCTGGTGCACGATGAGGGATGGCGTGGCGCCGAGGCTCGATTCATCTGCCGTTACATTGTCGAACCGTGGGCGTTGGACGAGGAACATTGCGGGAAATATCTTCCATGACCGACTGGTTCAACGTCATCCCGCCGCTAGTGGTCTTGATAGGGGTCATACTCTGGTTGCGCTCGGGATGGGAGGATGAACCATGAACGGATGGAAAGAGATTGTCGCCAGTGTCGCCCCGACCATTGCTACCTTGCTGAGCGGTGGTAACCCGCTCGTCGGCATGGCAGTCGGCGCCTTGAGCAAAGCGCTGCTCGGCAAAGCAGACGGCAGCGAAGATGAGATCGCCGCGGTACTCGCCCAACCGAACCCGGATATTCTCGCTCGCATCAAGGAAGCGGAGCGTGATCTAAAGCTCGGCCTCGCCAACGCCGGGGTGAAGCTCGAAGAGATCGCCGGTGCCGACCGCGCAAGCGCTCGTGCCCGTGAGGTATCGTTGCAAGACCCCACGACACGCCGACTGGCCTACATGGCGCTTTTTGCTTTCTTCATGGTGCTCGTGTTCCAGTTCTGCTTGGCCGTGTTTCACATCACGGTGGCAGCGGAAGTCCAGCGCACGCTCGATATTACGCTCGGCGTGCTATTCGCCTGGGTGCTGGCGGTGAAGGACTACTACCTCGGATCGAGCGCCGGCTCGGCCGCTAAGAACGTGATGTTTGCCGGCAAGTCGTAGCGCCACACGCCGGCCACAGTCACACCGATACTTGTCCAATATTCGTCGTCCAACGTGCCGCAACGTCATATTATATAAGGAATGTGTTCTGATCTTTTATATTGGACGTTTCTTAGTTAAGCTCTTGAATACGAAATAAAACACACCTGATTTGTAATCAGGATGTCGTCCGTTCGAATCGGACTGCGGGCTCCATCTGTCCAATACTGAAAGCGGTTTGTCAAATACTCAGTAGCTATCGCACGGGCGCATTCGGTATCACTCGTCTCGGTGCGCGCCGGTATCTTGCGGTGGTGCGCGGGTCGTCGTGGCCCAGAAGGCTGGTCGGATTGTCCGACAGGTCCGCCGCCATCGCACGCAGATCGCGGAATTGGAACCGATCTGGTATCGCCTTATCAGCCAGCGCCTTCATCATCAGGCGATGCCACAATGTTTGAAAGCCTGAGACCGTGTAGCGTTGGCCTTGTTGGTTGGAAATAAGCGTCAGGCTGCGCACGCTACCACGTAGACCACGCGCACGATCCACGGCGGCCTTGAGTTCGTCTGTCCACAAGAAAAGTATCTTTGTGCCTGTTTTCCCTGTCTCAACATACAGACCCTCTTTTTTGATGTTCTCACGCTCGTTCAGTTTCAACAGGTCTCCAAGTCTGAGACCGGTGATGATGGCTATATCCATCATGCACTGGATGACTTGGCTCGCGCGCTGGTAGATGATCTGAAACTCAGCCCACTCAACCGCACGTTTTCTCGGAGTTTCTTTGTTTCGCCGCACTAAGCGGCACGGGTTGGACTTTGCCAATCCCCATTCGATCGCGTGACTGAATACGGATGATAGCAGTGCTATCTCGCGGTTCGCTGCAATCTTTGGGCGCAAATTCCGATAGGCATATATGTCCTGCGGTGTCACATCATCAGGATTCATGTGGCCGAACACCTTGCGTAACGGTTCTATTTCGAGTTCGTTATTGAGCAGCGTCCGTGGCGCCTTGGCGGGCGCAATCTCGCGCATGTAGCGATCCATAATGGAGGCAATCTTTCCGGTAGTTGTGGTCTGGACGATGGTTGCGTATTGGCGTAGCGCGACGCCGACCTCGCGGCCGAGCCACGTCCACTCGCCTGACTTGGATACGAAGTAGAACGCACCATGACGCTGGTAGACCCGCTCTGGCAGGTCTTTCCGGTACTTGCGTTTCCTCCCCATCATGAGAGATTAACCCGCTTGTTTCAGTGTTGAAAAGTTTGGCGCGCTAACACGTTGATTTGACGTGGAGTCGAAGTTAGAACGTGGTACACGTGGATAACCATCGGCTCCGATAAAGAACCGCAAACCGGCCAGACGCAGCCATGCGGTCTGCTTCGATGGCTTGGTATAGCCAGTCAGTTCTTTTATTTCACCGCGAGATAGGAGCAGAGCCGACACGTCCATGACATATTTGCTTGTTGCAAGGTGGGTTGAGTTTCTTGATATACAACCGCTCTAAATTAATCAGGTCTTCTGGGTGCGTTTCTATGAATGCGTAGCTGTTCCATGTAAACGCTTTCTTCTGTCTGTGTGATTCGAGCCGATCAAATAAGTTGACGGTCTGCCCTATGTATATCAGTTTCCTCTTGTCGAACAAGAAATACACTGCGGAAATTACCTTAAATACAATGCGTCGCGAGAGTATCAAGTCCAGTTCCTTCAAAACCATGTCCCGATCCAGGTATTCCGCTACATCGCGCGCATCCGCAAACCGCGGCGCCCGCCGGGTCGGCCGGTCCTTGTACGTCGGGATCGGGAACGTCTCGGCGCTGATCTCCTTGCGGATATTCGCGGGCGAGGTCTTGAGCACGCGCGCAAGCTCGGCGGTGGTGAGCCGCAGGCCGTAGTGTTCGACGATGAGGTCGAGGGTGGCTTTCATGGCTATATCCGTTTGAACTTGATCACCCACACCCACGGGTTTGCGTCCCATCCGAAACCGCGCTTGGCGTTGAGCGAATCCCATAAGTTTGCGAACCATTCGATAGGATAATAAGACCGACGGCTTTCCTCTTTATTTGGTCCTGGCCAACCTTCCGCTTCGGCGTCATCTGCGCTAATGTCCATTAAACACTCGACGCGCACATCTGTGACTTCAAGCAAAATGCGCGAAGCCCAGCGTGGCATGTGGATCGAGGGTTTCCACGGTCCGGTCCATTGGCATTCGTCTGATCCAAGATTGGTCGATGCGTCAGCGCGGTAATGCACCCACCGCGTCCCGGGCGTGGGCCCCGGATGTTCCCCGATGATGTAGTGCGCCTCCCGCACCCACAGCCGCTCGCCTGGTCGGCCGTAGGGGCATGAAGCCAATCCACGCCGCCATTCGTTCTCGGTGTTTGGGTACGTACTTGTGATGTGAGCACGAGCAAAATCGATTACTTCTTTTATCGGCTGCGGTTTCATCACCCGCCGCGTCTGCGTCTTGGTCCCGGTTAATATTGCCCCGACCATTCCGTCACTAAACAGGATGGGCCTTTCCTTCATTTTCCATATCTCCCATTGTGCATCGCCGGCAGGTGCTCCTGGATGTGGGCACTCTGCGTCATCAGTTGTAAATTGCCAGGATCGTTGTTCCGCTTGTTCCCGTCTTTGTGGTGAACGACTTCGCCTTCCGCCAACGAGCGGCCAAGCATCTTTTCCATTACGACTTGGTGTTCAAGGCGCTCGCCATCCGGCGTCCAGACGGCGACGTAGCCGTCCGTGCGGATTCGGCGACCACCTTTCCATTGGGTGTTGTTCGGCCCAACTCCGTTTCCGGGACGGCGCTTCGCTGGCCTACGTAATCCGAGCCGGCGCATTGCCTGCTTGACTGGGTAGACGCTGCAGCCGAGCGAAGTTGCTATTTCTGCCGCTATTTTCCCTTCCACAAACCAAGCCATGATCTGCGCGTCATCCAGCCGGATTCGGCGTTCTTCATTGCCGCCGCCTTTACGTTTCCGTGCCATTAGTGGACTCCTTCGAGGATGGCGCGGACCATCGCATCGCTGAAAATGATTGGGCGCTCTTTCATCTTTGGCCCACGCTCAACGACTTGATCCGCACCTCGTGCAGAGTACGCAACACGCTCTCCATGCAGGTAATCTCGTGCGCCGCCTCGTCCTGGGTCATGCGCCCGTCGTGGCACCACTTCGGATATACGCGCTGGCGCATCTGAATCTCGCGCTGCGCGCTCGCAATCTGCTCGTCGATGGTTTTATTCATTTGAACGTATGCCGTAGAAATACGCCGAAGTGCCACTGCGTCTTTCGATCATCGGTGTCACGGTCAACCGGATCGCCCCGGCGGATGCTCGACTGGTGTCCCCACTCGATGCGTGCGTGCTCCCACTCGACGCCGACGCGATACATGAGCAGGGGGTTTTCTTTCTGCACGTCCGGCCCAGGCGTGAAGGCGTAGGCCGGACCGATCTCGGCAAATGGTGTGCCACCGATGTCGGCGACCGCGGGGGCGGTGAGCAGTAGTAGGGCGAGTGCAACTAAGGTTTTCATGTCGAGTTCTTCATGTTGATAATTCACGTTGCGCTTCATCGTAGGCTTTCTGTACCTCGTCGAATTTATCCGCATCGCCGCCTTTATCCGGGTGATTCTGCGAGCGCAGGCGCTTGTATGCCTCCATAGGGTTGTTGATGGTCATGGCGGCGTCTCCTCGCCGCATCCGTTTATGCTTCAATCGAGCCGGCCTGGATAGGCCGGCGTAGCGTGCCGCTTCGATTACTTCCCGGCCGCGCCGCTCAACACAGCGTTAGCACGCACTCAAGTCGAATAGCGGCCTGTCTTTCACATCGACATTCATCGTCCAGGCATCGCATTTTGGACAGCTACAGAACCCGTGCAATCGAGGCGTGTCCGTCACATCGCTGCCGCAAGCTATGCAAAACGTCCGCGTGAATCGTCTCACCGAAAAGTACGTGCTAACAACGCCTTGAACCGGACTCGCTTTTTCATCGGTGCTCATTTTTCCTCCTGCGCTCGCCGGTTAAGGTGGCGTTAGGCGTCAAAAGTACGCGGAATCGTTCAATGAGTGCCGTCAGTTCGTTTTCACATGCCTTGTGTTGGCCATCGTTATAGACCGTTCCTTTCGGGTATTTCTCATCCCATGCCAATAGGTCACGGCTAGCGGTTTCGAGGACGCCCAACAAGTCATCCGAGGCGACTCGGTTACTACGGCGTTTCTTTTTTGCTTTCATGGCTCGCGCCTCAATTTTGCGTTAGGTTTCAACTTTTATCCGGCGATACCCAGTCACCGCAGGTATTTCTCACGGCCAAAAGAAAACCGTCGCTGTCTTTCAGGCTATGACCGAACACATAAACATCCTGTGGCTCCGTGTAGGCTCGGTAATTTCCGCTTGTGTCGTACTGTCCAAGCACTTTCATGGTAGCCTCCGTTAAACCTAATATCACCCTGAACCGGGCGCGGGTTACGCCGTGCCGTTTCATGTTGTTGAACCAGCCGCGCCGCTCAACACGGCGTTAGCTTGCACCCACGGCTTGCCGCACATGTCGCATGATGGGCCTGGATAGTAATGAACTGCCATGTATATGCAGTCTTTACCTCGTCCAATCTCTTTGCTTATAAACTGTCCTGTTGAAGATGTCCCGTTGCAATCACAGTCCTTGCGCCAGCTAACATTGCCTTCAACCGGACGCGGAGAGGCGTCGGCGTTCATATTAATCTCCTTTGGCCGCGCCGCTCAACACGGCGTTAGAAGGCATTTTTGCCTTCTTCTTTTTGCAGGCGGCGCAATTTTCAAAGTGATCGTCCATGCCTTCCTCAACAGTACCAAGGCCCATATAGGCCCACTTCATGCACAGCGTCCTGCCGTCTGTGCCGACGTAATGAAAAACGCTGCGCCTGCGCATACTGTACGGATCGGGGTTCCACCATCCAGTTTTGCCTTCTAACCCGTCGGTCGAGCCGACGATTTTGTCAGCGGATTCCTGTTTGTCATTTTTCATCGCGGCTCACCTCTGCGTTAGGCATCTTCAACTGTATAAGTGCGGCACAGTTCACAACAGCAAGGGCCATCGTAATCTTCCGGGTGTTCGTCCCAGTCATAGGTGTGTTCGGGTGCAGGAAGCATGCGCAGCCATCCGCGTTTCTGTGCGGTGGCTTTGTCCGCATAGCATTCGGGATGCCACGTCGTTTCGTCGCCACAACGGCAAGGATCGCCAGATTGCCTAACTGTGTTTTCGAGCCGACGTGGTTTGTCAGCGGTGCCAGTTGTCATGTTTCCTCCACGTGGCTCAACATGGCATTAGCCGTCGCGAAAAGCGCCCAGGTGCGCGGGAATTGCTCGGCGATCAGCTCACCTACTGCGTTCGCGTACTGCCGAATTTCCCACTGCGCATTCGGTGCCATGCGAAGCGTCAAAGCGTTTTGCAAGGCTTCAAGTACAGTGGTGCTCATTTCGTTTTTCCTTCGTCGGCAGCGGATTCAAGGAACGTGTTGGCCTTTCCACAGTGGATGCAGTGGTAGCTCTTGCCGGCGAGCGGGTTGACCACGGTCCAGAATAGTTTGCAGTGTCCGCAGTTGGCGTAGCCGAGGGTTTCTTTCACCATCTGTCCGGGCACGGCGGCGGTGTGCTGCTCGTGGTGCTCGTTTCGGCAGTCAGCGGAGCAAAAGCGCTGCCATCTCCGACGCTTAACGAATGCACGGGTACAGATAGGGCACGTGCCTTGAATGTCGTCGCGATTATCCATGTGCCTCCAAGTAGCCAAGGGCAGCTTTGAGAAATCCCGGCCTCTCGATAGCATGCAATAATACGTTGCAGGCATGGCATAGCAGGCCACGGACTTTGTTCGATACATGATCGTGGTCAACGCACAGCGTGCCGTTTCGCCGTTTTGTCTTTCTTGCTAGTTGCCTGCATATAGCGCACTTGCCGTCTTGGTCGCGATGCATGGACATATAATCTTCATGCGAAATCCCATACAGGCGCTTGAGCTGTTTGCGCCGGTAGTAGAGCGGATCGTCGGAAACCTTCCTACGATACGATCCATCTGTTTCATCTCCTTGTGCATGCTCTCCATGCATTGGCGAAGCATTTTTATCTAGATCAGAACCCGACATTGTGCTCACTCGCGAATACCTCCACTTTGGTCATGAAATCGCCGAACTCAGAAACCTCCAAGTCGGCCGTGCTCTTGGGCACCGCCTGAATCTCCCCGTCCACCACGAACGTATCGGGGGCGAGGAACCTTCTTCTCATAAATTCGTGCCAAACATCAGGCGAGTGGTACTTTCCGTCCTCGTCCGGCAATTGCTCCGAGATCGCCTCCAGGAGCGCCCGGTAGCGGGAGTTCTGCTTTACGGTGCGTCGGCGCTTGTAGCGTCTAAATGCTACCTCGCACAGTGGTTTGCCGAGCGGCAGCCTATCGAGCATCTGCCGCGCGGTCTGCCGAGCGCTTTCCGTGTTGAGGACGATGCGGCGCTCAGACACTAAGCCGCGTCCTTCTTCGCCTCGGGAACATCGGCCTCAACATCAATCTCCTGGGCGTTACGTATCGGCGGCTCCAACATAACCCGGAGTGTCTCATAGCCGTCCTTGATAAACTCCGATTGCAGCCCCTGTACCTTCGTCCAACTGCGTGTCTGGAAAACACTCTCGATGAGGGATGCTTTCTTGGCCTTCGCTTCCACGGTCGCGCCTGGCCAATGCTTCACTAGCAAGCCCTCGATTTCCTCGCACCAGATGTCGCGCTGGCGTCGTTCATGCGCCCAATTGTCATCGCCATCGGATGTGAATAGAGAACTGTTGTCGCGGCCGGTGTCGATGGCAACCCCTGCGGTGCCGATGGCAAGGCGCTCGATGTGTGGCAGAAAATTATCGAACGTGGGATTCTTGAACATCTTGCCATCCAGCGCGTCGCTGCGGTCCTTCAAGACCGTGGCTACGTGGTCGATACCAACAACGCTCCCCTTCTCCAAGCGCTGCTCCTGCTCCATTTGGATAAGCAGGGACGGCTCGAATCCAGTCTCACCCTCGGCCTTCATCTTGACAGCCGTCTTGACGAGTTCCTTTTTGCCGGCGTCGTTTTCCTGCATGTCGTACTCGTAACCCTGACGGCCGCACATGATGATGTGCAATGGAGAGTTGAGATACAGGTCGGTGAAGTTGAGACGCCATTCGCGCTTTACCTCATTCCAATCGCTGAACTCCAACCCGCGCTTACGGTTGCGCTTGACTGCGTACTCGTCGCAGTAGATACGCCAGAAGTGCGTGATCGAGTCCACGATGAGGACATCGGCATTGTCGGTTGCCCACTTGATCGCATCGCGCAGGTCGGTCAATGCCCGCGTGCGGGCGACAACTAACTCAATCCCGGCGTCTTTGAAGCGCGGGATTACCCACGAGGCGCCGTTCTCGGTATCGACGAACGCGGCTTTTTTCTTGACGGCGACGCCGCGCTTTTCGATGTAGCCGATAAGGCCGACCGCAATCAGGGAGGAAGTTAAAGTTTTACCGGAACCTGCAAGGCCGAGGAGCCCGCCTTTGAGGTACGCATGTGCTGCATCTGCTGGTTGAAATAGATTTGATGTCATTGTCTTTGCTCCGTTGATTAATTCGAGTCTTTTCACGTTGGGAAAGTAAACGCTTAACGGTTTCTTCATAAAGCTTGAGATATTCTGTGCTGATCTCGCCGCGCTTCGAATGCCTTAACGCATCCCACAGTACGAGCGCTGCGCAGAGGAGTGAAACGGTGATGAGGTAGGTCATCGGGCGGCATCCTGAACGATCAATTCTTGCTCGCTCGGGCAAAGCGGGTCGCGGCAGCCATCTGGGCAATGCTCGTCGTCGCAACGCGGGCACATACGCACTTCTTCCACGTGGCCCACTTCCTTGCAGCAGGATATGTCAGAGCCAGTGCCGTTACCGCTCAGCTTTTTCTCACCGCAATAAACGCATTTGTAAAATTTGCTCATTGAGACACACTCCCGAATATCCGGTCGAATGCCGCTGCCACTTCCCGCAGCGGATCAGCTGGTACGTCGCCGAGCGTCTTGCACTTCGGGCGGCACACCGGGCACACGCCCTCGATCAGGTGGTGATCCACGGTCCCGCAGAGTTCGCAGGGGCCGATGTGTTCATGCTCGGTTGCCATGACTGCCTCCTGTGTTTGCGTCTGTTCAAAAAACGGTCCGCATCGGCCTTTCTGAAGGGCGTCCCCGTTTGCAATCGGGTGAACCAGGTCTATCCCACGATGCGTCCGCCTGAACCGTTCCTTGTGTGCTTCGTCGGGGCTAGTTCGCCACGTTGTGGGCCGCTGATCCTTCGGATTCCCGCGCTTTCGCCTTACTGCGGGACCCCCATACGTCCGGGGCATAAGCTTGCTGAACGGTTCAGATGAAGAATAAACAAGATGTGTAGTAAAGTCAACAAGACGTTTACTAATTTTGAAAGCAGGAGTAGACTGCGGTTGTCCCGGTCGCCGGGGCAGTGGTTGGGTTCTTTGAAAAGGCTCGAAAAGGAAGGTGGAAGCGGGGTTGCTCTCCGCGTCTATGGCCAAGCCATAGGCTTAACCTGCAACCCCCGTCTTATCCCGTGAGGGGCCTGCGAGACTGAAACCTCGGTAGGCTGGACTCCCGTTAAGGAGCTACCCATTTGACGCTGCTTCCGGTACTGCGCCCCATCGGTTAAGCGCTCATCCGTTTCAGCGGATGCGCAGAAAAGGGGAGTTCAAAAAGTGGGCTAACATTCTAGCCTCCTTTCTTCCCCTGAATGGGGACCGTACCAAGCCACCTCTCGGCGACCTGGATTTAATTCTGCAAGCGTACTTCTCAACGACGATAGATCCGGTCTCGAGACGGATATTGATTCTGTCTCTCCGGGATATAGCCCGGACGATCCGTGCCGCGCGGCGCTGGGTCGCCAAGGCGCTCCTGATATCCGCCGAGTGGCGCCTGATCGCCGTTGCGCTTATATGTTTCGTAGCGTTCGGCGTTCTGGCGTTGGCGGGCCTCATCTGTGGTTTCAAATATCCTGTCTGCGTTAGCCAATGTTGAAAAAGCAAACAGCAAAACAAAAAATATCGCCTTCATGGTGATCTCCTTTTACGCTCGTTTCTTGGCACGATTACTTGAAGTCCTGGAACGTCCATTTGAAGCCAACGCATTCCCATGTGCCCGTAATTGGGTGCGGTGTTCAGATGAAAGAATATCGAACAGTTCGATCCATCTCCTCTTCTCCTCACTTCCCGCATCCGCTCCTTGTTGTTGAACTTCTTGGTTCCCCAGCAAAGCGTCGGCGGACATCCTCGCTGCCTTGACGACTTTTGCTATTTTCCACGATGGGATGTTCCCGCGACTCTTCCAGTTGTGAAATGTTTGGCCGCTCTCTCCGATCAAGCGAGCGAACGCCGCTTCGCTGATACCAATCTCTTTTAGGCGGCTCAATAGCCGCGTCATGAGGTTTTGCATAAACACGATGTTTATGCCTGAGTTTCTTTCGTGTAGCAATAAACAGGATGTTGACATCACTACACAGGACGTTTAGTATTTCTCAGCATGAACAATAGCAACGCCTTGAAAAAGGCAGTCACCGTCTTTGGAAGCCAAGCCGCTCTGGCGAAGGCTATCGGTGTGTCTCCCATGACCATTACGCAGTGGAAGGCGCGCGGCATACCGGCCGAGAGGTGTCTCGATATTGAACGCGCCACCGACGGGAAAGTGACACGCCTAGACCTACGTCCAGACCTGTTTGGACAAGCCGCATGATCCTCCCTAGCCGCCAACCCTCCACCTTGTCCCCCTTGGCGGCCATTGCGCCGGCCCCGTTGAAGCGGGGCTGGCCTTTTTTTTAACCGATCGGTGACGCAATCGGACGGGACAGATTGAGCGATGACGCAAGCGGACGCAATCGCACGCAAGGACACGCAACTGCGGCTCGCGACGATGCTCCTGCGCCACGGGCAACCGCGGATATGCGAGTTGCTGAAACTCTCGCCCTCGGAGGTCTCTCGAAAGTGCAACGGGGAGAGCGGATGGACCATCGAACAGCTTGCGCTCGTGATTGACGACGTGGGGGCGCAACTGATTCCGGGCGATGAGGACATCATGGTCGTGAAACGCAGCGAAATAGTGGCGCTTCGCACGCTTGCCCGGAAATCTCTTGAGCAGGATGACGACTGATGTACGGGAAGATATTCGACAGCATCTACGATGGGACGCTGCGCGCAAACTGGATGGCGCTCGTTACGTTCCAGCAACTCATCATCCTCGGCGGACCCGAGGGTATTGTGGACATGACGCCGCACGCGATCCACGGCCGCACTGGCATCCCGCTAGAAATTATCGAAGAAGGTTTGAAGCACCTAGCCGAGCCCGATCCACTCAGCCGATCAATCGAGGAGGACGGACGCCGCGTCGTACTTCTCGACCCGGCTAGGCCGTGGGGATGGCGTCTTGTCAACCATGCCTACTATCGAGACCTGCTCAGCCGCGATGACAAGCGGGAGAAAGATCGTCGGCGCATTGCCGAGAAACGGGAGAAAGAAAATAACAAAAAATCAGTAACGTCGCGCGATGTCGCACATAGTCGCACATCGTCGCCGCAGATCGCAGATGTCGCACATACAGATACAACTACAGATACAACTACAGATACAGATACAGATACAACCACAAAAGAAAAAGAGAGCACTCCAGGTCTGAATACGACCTCGTGGAAAACTTGGGTTGAGTACCGCAGCAAAATCCGCAAGCCGTTGAAGCCTGCTTCGATACAGGCCGCCCAGCGCAAGCTGGCCGCATTCGGTTCGGATCAAGCCGCTGTCGTGGAGCAGTCCATTGCCAACGGATGGCAGGGGATTTTCGACCTCAAAAACCAACCAAACGGAGCCACACGTGAACGAGCCTCCGGTAATTTCTCCGGCCGAGTCCGCGCTGCAAACAACCTCCGCCGATAGCGCCCTCAGCGATCGGCACATTGCGCTCTTGTGGGAGCGCATGGCGATGATCTACGGCCATCGCTGGGTGTCGAGCTACGGCGCCAAGGACGATGGCACATGGCTCACGGGCCTCGCCGACATCACCGTCCAACAGATCAAGCGCGGATTGGAGCAATGCCGCACGAGCGCAGATGAGTGGCCGCCGACGTTACCCGTGTTCCGCTCGCGCTGCTTGGTGACGCAATACGCGGCGGCGTACCACCGGCCGTTTGAGAAATTACCGGAGCCGCAACGTGATCCGATGATCGTGGCGGTCGCGATTGAAACAATCGCGAAGGCACAAGGCGGAATGCGCCGAAATGTATTTCTTCCCGGTGAAGGTTTCGGGGATTTCTTCGAGGCCAAAATGGCGGCACTGAAAGCGGGAAAGACGGAAGCGCAATTCGAGGCGCTGCGACTGGCCCGACGCGGATGGACAGCCGAGTTAGAGCGGAAATGGCAATACCACGCGCATCGTCTCGGTGGCATCCACATAGGCCCGCCTGGACTGATCGAGGCGCTCGAAGAACATGAAGTGAAGCACGACCCAGAAGCCCGCCTCGAGCGCGAGGCAATCCAAAATGAGGAGCAAACCCATGCGTAACGACAACCCGTTTTACGATCTTGACGAGCACGAAGAGCACCGCGGCGCACGCGGCATTTTCTGGTCCGTGCTCGTGGGCATAGTGTTCTGGATCGCGATCCTCGCGTGCGCCGCGGTGCTCGTGAGCTAAACGATTTTCCACCGTCAACCAACCACGTAGGAGGTAGCAGTCATGGCAAGAGGCGCCGCAGCAGAAAGTAACATCGTCGAGCACCCGAGCCGTTCGCAGAACGATGAGGGCGTGATCCACATGGAGGCGGTGAAGGAGAGCATCGAGGAACTGGAGAAGCTTTTCACCCGCGCGAAGTCCGCGAAGGAGGCGCTACGCGAGGCGGTGACGAAGGTCGCGGAGAAATCCGGCCTGCGACCGGACGTGCTCAGCGCCTACGTGAAGGCGCGCTGCAACGACCGGCTGGATGAGTACCAGACCAAGGCCGAGCAGCTCTCGCTCGTATTTTCCGAGGTCGAGTAGTCATCCATGCGCATGGAGCACTGGCCAAAGAACGGGACGGCCCTCGCAGGCTTGGGGGCCGCCGCCGATCTGATCGCCAAGCACATTTTGGCGGGGCACTACGACATGGCGACGGTGTGCGCGCGCACCGGGCTGAACCCGCCCGTGGTGTTGCGGTTCTTGAATCAGCACATCGCGACCGAACATTCTCTCGCGTGCCTGGAGGCGGCGTTCCACGTGAGGCTCCCACGCCCGAAAGCTGAACTATATTCGCTCACCGATTTTCGCGCGAAGTGGTGCGGCTATGAGTACGAGATCGCCGGTCCTACCGGCTCGCTCAAGGGCTGGCACAAGGGCAGCGAGGAGGAGGTGCGAATGTACACCGCGCGCGTCATCACGCGGGCGCATTTTCTTTCGACGGTGGTGGTGTGATGGCGCCCGCGATAATGTGGCTTCCGATCGAGAGCAGGCCGCATGCTGCCTTTGCGATCTGCGCATGGTGCAAGGAACAATTCAAGCCTCGTGTTTTAAATGGCTCCAATGCTTCAAGATTCTGCTGCGACCGACATAAAGATGCGTGGCATAACGCGAGGAAACGCGTCGAGAGAAAGCAATACGCGTATTTGAAGGTGCCGGCATGACCGCCCACGCCTTGCATCGGATGCACGAACATTCGATCGCTACGCACCGCGAGATCGCAGACCTCATCAGCGGCCGACGAGGCGAGGTCTATCGCTGGATCGAATCGCACGGTGCGGCGACCGATCGCGAGGTGATGGCCGGCCTTGGATATCGAGATATGAATACCGTCAGGCCGAGGTTGACAGAATTACTCGGCGCTAACCTACTCGCCGAAGTAGGCGAGCGTCGTTGTCCGGTGACGGGCAAGATTGTGCGCGTCGTCGGTAAACCCAACCGCATCGGACAGATGCAACTTTTGTGAGGAGCCTATGAAAATCGAACAACTGAACGCCAACGCCAAGGTGCGGAGAATCGACGACACGATGGTCGAACTCGGCCTACCCGAACTGGCACCGACCGCGCTCTATCCTGGGCAGGTCTCGAAGATACGAACCGGCGTGAAGCTCACGCTGGAAAGCGGGGAGACCGCGGCGATTGTTTTCACGCAATTGCTCTCCGAGGCCGGCGTGACGCTCGCGTACCCGACGCTGATCTCGGAGTCAACCCCAGCCGAATTGATCCTCTCGGTATTCAACCGCTCCGCGTTCGTGCAAATGCTCGAGCCGGACAAGACGCTTTGCGCCATCGTGACAATCTCGCGCGGGGCGAAGATTGTGAGCGAGGCGAAGCGCCTGCTCGCGAGCGCGAAAATGCCGGAGGCCGCGCAGACGCCCCCACCGGCGGGGGGTGCGGTAAAGCAGGCAAGCGGGGCTATCGGCACAGCGCAACGCCTGATCCGAAAGACGCTCGGCAGGAAGGAACCGGCCGATGCAGCTTGAGCTACACGTGGGCTCGGCCGCCATCGGTGCCGCTATTGGCACAGTAATGAGCCTGCTCGGGGCGCTCGCGATTGGCCCGGCGCTGTTCCCGAAGGAAGCGGTGGTGTGGGATAACGTCGTGCTGCTGGAAGCCTTGGCGCGCTGCGGGGCAAAGCAGCCGATCTACGCGAGCCGTGTAGGGGAGATTGTGAGCTTAAAATGCAATGGTCATAAACAACTCGATACACCATGAAACACAAACACGCACACGCTCCTGAAATCGCCGGGCATCGGGAGGTTGGGGCGCAATGACTGAGCTAACACTTCCATATCCGCCTTCCGTTAATACCTACTGGCGCCATCTCTCCCGTGGCCCATTGGCAGGCCGCACACTCATCAGCGAGAAGGGCAGGGCGTATCGAGCCGAGGTGATGCGCCGTTGTTACGGCTTGCGCCTGTGCGATCTTAAGCTCGCCGGGCGTCTTGGCATCACGATACATGCCCATGCGCCAGACCGGCGCGTGCGCGACCTCGACAACATCCTCAAGAGCCTGCTCGATTCGCTGACACACGCGGGCGTCATTGAGGACGACTCACAATTCGACGTGATTCAGGTATTTCGCGGAGAGGTGACGCGAGGTGGGGTTGTGCAGGTGAGCGTGGGGCAGATCGAGCCGACCAAAAAAGGATACAAGCGGAGTCAACAACGTCGGCGGCCACTCATCCGCGCTCGTGCGGCATTGCTCCAATCCGCGCTTGATCTGTTGGAATGATGAGCACATCAATCGAGCGGCCGTTTAAGGCTTGCACCGAGTGCGGAGTAGATTTTCCGCAGACGATGTTCGAGTCTCATGGCCACTTCAAGAAGCGCGCGACGTGCGGACGATATGCCTGTGTGAAGGCACGTACACGCAAGCGTCAGGCGAAGAACGGGCAGCGGCACAAAGAGCGGCAGGCGGCGGCGTGAGACGAGTTTTCTCTTTCCTGCGCGACTGGTTCGGCAAGCGCTGCGAGGAAAAGCCGAGCATTGTCTCACGTGAAATACCGACACCAGCCTTGCTAGAGCGTGGTCGGGTGGCAGTCAACCGGTACGCGAGGCGTTCTCAAAGGCATTACAAAACGCACGACGCGCACCTGACGAAAAAGAAAGACGGTCGCTGGGTGCATGACGGGCGCTGGGTCAATGAACTGAGACCTTCCAAGGCGTTTAGGCGGATTGCGGCACATCCATGAGTGGACAGATCGAAATCGGCTATACAGTCATGTTGATTTTTGCGTGCTGTCCAGTCGGCCGGCAGCACATTGGTTGGATCGGTGCTGTCGAGGACGTGGGAGAGTTCGATGCCGTGCGTTGTTTTTGTTGTGATTATGTAACACGCGGGAAGCACGCGCTGGTGGATATGGGCACTCATGGATATGTGCCGTTGTCCTGGCTTAGGCGCATGCCGCCAGAAGAGGAAACGCAAGGCGTTCGTGAGGTAGAGGAGATTTCTGTTTGAGTGAGGTTAAGCCCCGCAAGAAGCGCGAGGAGCGCCAGATGGAGGCGCGGCATCGGCAGTTTGCCGATCTGTACCTCTGCGATCCATCGCGCAACGCGGCACAGGCGTATATGCAAACCTACCCGGATGCGAGCCAGCAAACTGCATGGCAGAATGGATCGAAGCTACTCAAGCACGCCACTGTTTCAGCTTACATCGCCGAGCGCGAGGCGGAACTGAGTAAGGCAGCCGGACTTGAGCAAGCCTACGTGCTGCGCGGACTGAAGAAGATCGCCGACACGTGCAGCGCTGACATGCATATCAAAGGCAACCACAAACTGCGGCTCACGCCGTACACGCGGCTCGTGGATGCTGACGCGGCCAACCGCTCATTCGAGCTTCTCGGGCGCACGCAGCGCATGTTCGTGGATAGAGTAGAATCTGAGGTCGTGCATCGGTTTCAATTTACGGTGAAAAAATGAGCCTCCCGAGTGAATAAGTAGCGAAAATCACCGCACTCGTTACGATCACTCGGCATGCCCACGCCGAGCCCGATCACCGAACTCCCCGATAATCAGGCCGAGTACGACATCCGCAAGTATGCGGTGCTGCGCGCATTTCTGAATGACGACGAGCACAAGCTGATCGGGCTGATGGGCCCGTTTGGCTCGGGCAAATCGTCTGCCGCTGGCGTCAAACTGATCGAGCACGCCTCCGCACTCCCGCCCTGGCGCGATGGCACGATCCGCTCGCGTTACATCGTTGTGCGCAATACCTACCGCGAGCTGGCCGACACCACTATCAAAACTTTCTTCCATTGGTTCCCGCCGAACCGTTGCGGGGAATACCGCGAGTCGAAACAAATCTATCTCCTCAAGGGCCAGGGCGAGCACGGGCCGTTCGATGCCGAGATTCTATTCCGCGCATTGGACCGCCCCGATCACATCGGCCACCTGTTGTCGGTCGAGTTCACCGGGGGCTGGGTGAACGAAGCGCGCGAGGTACCGTGGGAGCTGATCCGCGTGCTGTTCGGCCGCGCCGGTCGCTATCCGCCGAAGGACGAGGTGGGCGCCTTCATGAAGCTCCTCGTGCTCGACACCAACGCCCCCGACACACAATCGGATTGGTATAAGTTCTTCGAGACCGACAAGAAGCCGAAGCTCGCCGCGATCTACAAGCAGCCCTCCGCGCGCGGACCGAAAGCGGAGAACCTCGATCACCTGCAAAACGATTACTACTCCGATCTGGTGCAAATCCTGACCGAGGAGGAAGCCAAGGTTTACATCGACGGCGAGTACGGGTTCATCCGCAGCGGGCGCGCGGTCTACCCGGCGTACAAGGATTCGATTCACTGCCGCGAGTTCGACTTTCCGGTGCCGGGCATCGAGATATATCGCGGCTGGGATTTTGGGCTCTGTTACGACGATCAAACAGAGGTTCTCACCGAGAGCGGTTGGCGTTTTTTTTGCGCGCTACATGCCGGTGATAAGGTCGCCACGAGAAACCCCGAGACAGGGCAGTGTGAGTACCACGTCCCGAAGTTCGGTATTGATCGTTGGTATGAAGGTGAAATGCTGGAGTGGGATTCTCCGGAAGTGAATATGTGCGTTACCCCGGAGCACTTGGTTGCATGCCGGGACGACCACCACATGGGGGCGCTGCAATGGAAGTCGGCTGATTGGCTGTCGCAGCACAATACGGGGCATTGGCGGGTGGACGTCACATCATCATGGATGGCTGATGGATGGAAGGACAGTCGGTACTTCGATATGGAGGCGTCAGTCTTTGCTGCGTTCATGGGGCTGTATCTTTCAGAGGGGTCTGTCGAGCGCAAAGGAAACAGTTATCGAATCAGCGTTTACCAGAACGAGAGAAGTCAGGAAATGCAGGCAATCCTCGACGGCACCGAGAGATCGTGGAAGTGGACTGGCCAATCTTGGCGCGTCACGGACAATGAACTCGGTGCGTGGTTGATGAATTTCGGCCATGCACGAGACAAGCGAGTGCCGCGAGAAATAGCGCAAATGCCGGCTGAGCATATTGAGCGTTTCGTGTCTGCTTATACGGCAGGAGACGGCCACGTTCGCACCCGCGAGAACGGAGCAATAGAACATACGCTGTTCACCATGTCAGAGCGCATGGCTGCCGATATGCAAGAGCTTGCGCAAAAGCTCGGATGGACATCCTCTGTGAGAATCCAGCGAGGGCGCATGAGCCACCTGGTGGAAGGTGCGACAGTGAGGGCTATCCAATCGAGCGACGGTTACGTTGTTACATTCAAAAAGGGATCAAAGACCGCTGGCCTGCATGCGAAACACTTTCGTCGTAAGCACTACGCAGGGCGTATCTACTGCGTAAACGTGCCCTATCACACCCTCTATGTGCGTCGCGGAGGACGGCCACACTGGAATGGGAATACACCGGCGTGCGTTTTCTTCCAACTCTTGCCAACGGGTCAGGTGCGCATCGGCTGGGAACTGTGTGCCGAGCGCGCTGGCATTGACGCATTTTCCGACGTGGTGCTGCGTGTTTCGCGCGAGCATATGGGATCGAAGGCAAAGTACATCGACATCGGCGATCCGGCGGGCGAGGCGGCGGCGCAGACCGACGAGCGATCCTGCTTCGACATCCTGCGCGGCAAGGGTATTGATATTCGTGGGGGTGAATCAACCGTACAGATACGCATCGAGTCCGTGGACCTCGCGTTGCGCACGCTGCTCGACAATGGCGAGCCGCAACTGCTTGTGCATCCGCGCTGCGCGATCCTACGCAAGGGCTTCGCCGGGGGCTATCAGTACAAGCGCTTGCTCGTGCGCGACTCGATGGGCGAGATGCGTTACACCGATGCGCCTGATAAAAATAGGTACTCCCACATTTCGGATGCACTCAATCACACACTGCCCGAAATCTTCGGCGACCTCTTGCGCGATCGCACGGAGCGGTTAGGATCGGAACGCACACAGCAGGAAACCGCGTTGAGCGATTTCGACCCGCATGAGGCGTGAAACATGACTGACATCGTGAGCAAAATCCCAGGAGTCGATAAAATTCGCAAACTACCAGGCGTGGATAAATTACCGGGTTTCAAAGAGCAGACGCCAGTGAGCGCACCACCGGAAGCCAGTATGTCCTTGGCTGAGCAGAGCGAGCAAAAATTTGCAGCAAATCAGGCGGCGGCCAACGCCGCTGCACAGGAAAAGCTCATCGCCATGCGCCTGCGTAAGCAAAACCGCTCCGGCACGCTCCTCACCCAGCCCGGATACGCCAGCGGCGCCGAGACGCTCGGCTGATGCACCACCAACACGATCTCAGCAAGCTCTCGGTCTCGGAACTCATCAAAGTTCAGGAGTCGCTCGCGAACGAGAAGGGCACGATGTCGCAGAATTTGCAGGAGATCACCGACTACGTGCTGCCCTCGAAGTCGAACGTCAATCGCCAAACGGTCGTTACCGGCGAGCGCCGCGGGCATGAGCGCTACGACGACACCGCCGTCGAGGCGAATGAACTTCTCGCCGCGAGTCTCGGCGGCAGCATCACATCGCGCGCCTTCCAGTGGGCGAAGTTGAAGCTCCAGGAGGAGGACTTAAACGAAATGGACGAGGTGCGCGAATGGCTCGATGACTGTACCAACCGGCTGCACGCGGCGTTCAACGCCTCGAACTTTCACACCGAGATGGACGAGAGTTACCTTGATCTCGGGGGCTACGGCACGACCGCGCTCGGAATGCCCTCCAAGGCGCTGAATGCAGACGGCTCGTTCAACGGGCTGCTGTTTCAGAACTGGCCGATCTCGGAGTACACCTTCCTCGAAAACGAGCAGGGCGTGGCCGACACGATCTTCCGGCGCTTTAAACTCCGGGCCTACGAGGCACAACAGCACTTCCCCTTACTCAGTCTCGGCACATCGGTCAACGACGCGCTGAAATCGGATAATAACCAGAAGCGCTTCGAGCAGTTTGAGTTCGTGCATTGCATCTATCCGCGCTTTGGCGTTGATCCCGAGCGGCCCGGTCAGCGCAATATGCCGATCGGCTCGAAGTACATCGCGGTCAAGGACAAGCACCTCATCAAGGAATCCGGCTTCTTCGAGCTGCCGGCGGCCATCATGCGCTGGCGCAAGACCGCCGATGATCGTGGCTGGGGACGCGGGCCGGGGTGGTCTGCGATGCCGACGATTCGCTCGCTCAACACCGGGCGCAAGCTGATGCTCAAGGCGTGGGCGAAAGACGTTGACCCGCCACTCGTGGCCGAGGACAAGGGCATCGTCGGGCAGATTCGCACCTACGCGAGCGGTGTGACGTACAAGAAGCGCGGCGCCGAGCTTGACTATCTGCACTCACAGGCGAAGTGGGACGTGTCGCAATTCAACGTGACCGACTTGCAGCGCTCGGTCCGGCAGAAGTTCTTTGCCGATCAGCTCGTGCCCCCGCAGGACCGCGAAATGACCTTGGGCGAGTTCTTGAAGCGCATGGAGATCATCCAGCGCCTGCTCGGTCCGGTGCTCGGGCGCATCGAGACCGATGGGCTCACGCCGATCATGTTCCGCTCGTTCAACCAGATGCTGCGTGCCGGGGCGTTCAAGGAGCCGCCGCGGGAACTGTTGGAAGCCGTGGAAGCGCCGACGCTCGATGTCGAGTACGTCGGTCCATTGTCGCGCGCACAGCGTATGCAGGAGGTGGAAGCGACTGAGCGCGTCTACATGCAGGCCGGCGCCATCTCTCGCGAGAAGGGCGGCGATATGAGCGTGTTCGACAACCTCAACGACGACGCCGCGATACAGATTGCCGGCCAGCTCGAAGGCGTGCCGGCGAAGGTTATGCGTGGCAAGGACGATGTTGCCAAATCGCGCAAGGTTCGGGTGGATGCGATGCGACAGCAGCAGGCGTTGAGCGTGGCGGGCCAAGCGGCCGACATCGCCAAGACGGCGAGCCAGGCGCAGGCGCTATGACCACCCAAGTCTCGGCCAAGACGAAAGCGGTGCTGCAAGCCTACGAGGACACGTTCGCGAACGGCCCTGGCTTTGTCGTGCACGAGGACATGCGCCAGTCATTTCACGACCGATCGGATGCTGATGAGGATGCAGAACTCGATCACATCCCTGCGGAGTATCGAGTATGGGTGCGCGTCGGAATGCGCCACGTGTACCTCTCCATTGGGCGCGCGATGCAGCTCAATCGGGAATCGGTATCAGCACCAGACGAACCCGACACCACCAGCGATAGGAGCGAATGATATGGCCGGTTTGTTTGGAGGACTGCTAGACAGACAGCCGAAATCAGCGGCTGAAAAACTGAAAGGCGAGCCCACCCCCGGTGGTTTGGGTGGAACGCTTTCTACGGCGGATGTACTCAAGATTCGCCCGAGGTTCAATCAGTACCGAGAGAACGGTGGCGACATGACATGGGAGATGTACGCCAAGTTTTATGCCAAGAACGGAACACCCCCTGACTGAGTAGGAGACGAAAGACATGAATATACACAGACTACTTTTCGGACAGTTGATGGCAGAAGCCGGCGATGGCGCTGGCGCCGGTTCTGGTGCTGGTGGAGGCGGTGACGAAGGTGCCGCCGCTGCGGCTGCCGCTGCCGCGAAAGCGGCTGGCGGTGCAGAGGGTGGCGCTGACTGGCGCGCTACACTCCCCGAGGACATCCGTGGCGAGAAGTCGCTCGCCGACATCAAGGACGTAGGATCGCTTGCCAAGACCTACGTCGAGTCGCAGAAGCTGATCGGTAGGTCCATTCGCATCCCCGGCAAAGACGCCGGCAAGGCCGATCTCGATGCATTTCACGGCAAGCTGAAAGAGGTCCAGGGGGTTGTCGTGATCCCAGATAGTGCCGATGAAGCGGCTATGGGCGATCTGTACACCAAGCTCGGCCGGCCGGCGTCGGCGGACAAGTACCAGATCGAGCGCCCGAAGCAGCTCCCAGAGGGCATGGTCTATAACGAGGGCCGTGAGAAGGAGATTCGCGACGCCGCTTTCAAGCTCGGCATTTCTCAGAAGCAGCTCGCCGGGCTCTTTCAGATGTACAACGCAGGCGAGATTCAGCGAGGCGAGGCCCGCGTGGTCGAGGTGAAGAAGGGCCAAACGGCGTTGCGCGCCGAATGGGGCGCTGGGTTCGATCAGCGCATGGCGGCGGCCAATGCGTTCTTGAAGCAGTTCGCCGACGCCGACACGGCCGCCGAACTCACCGCCTCGCTCATCACCTATCCGGGGCTTGCGAAAGCACTCTCGTCCGCCGGCATGCATTTTCTGGAGGACGGTGTGATCTCGGGCGACAAAGGCAGCCTCGTGCCGAGTACGACCGAACTGCGCGAGAAGATCGCCGAGATCAAGAACAACAAGGACCACCCGTATCACGACAAGAAGAAGCCGGGTCACACCGAGGCGATTGAGCGTGTGAACTCGTACTACGAGCAGATCGCGCAGTCCGAGAAAGCGGCGAGAGCGGCATAGCGATGGCGAAAGACTCCCTCGGTTACCGTGGCAAGGCGCTGATGCCGAAAGACAGGAACGGCCATCCCGTTCAGGTGCTTTCGCTCAACGGCGCCAACGCCGCGCTCACGGTGCCGAGCGGGTCGAGCGACCGGGTCGCCTTGCCAGCGGATTCTGAGTTTTTACGCATCGCGTGCAACGTGGATTCGTACATCGCCTTCGGTGACAACACCGTTGCGGCCAGTGCGGTCACACCGCTCTTCCCGAAGGGCGTGGAACTCGCCGAGGTGCCGGTCGGGGCTACACACATCGCCGCTTTCGGGATCAGCGCGGGCGGGCTTCTGAGCGCGACCCGCATGGGCGTTCCAGACCAAGGCTAGGAGATCAACGATGGTGATGCTGGCAAAACTACTTAACCGCGCACGCCGGCGTCTTGCGAAGGTGCTCGATGCACGACCGACATTACCGACGCGCCACTCGCACAGGGCCTATCCCGAGGCGCAGATCGCCGACGACGGAACGTGGACTGTGCGCTTCTACTCCTACGAACCCCTCGCCTGGATGTATCAGGGCGAAACGTATGCGGAATCGCCCGCCGATGTCCCGGAGCCGACGCTACGCCACCCGACGACCTACGCCGAGGGGCTTGCGCCGCCAGAAAATAAAATAGCGTGGGAAAAGTATTACGCCGAGCGACCGCAGGCGGTTACGTTGTTGGAAGAACTCACGGGGACGGCAACGTCTCGCGATGCGGCGGCAAAGGACTCCCACCGCGCCATGCGGGAGAGAGTCGAGCACTACCGGAGGGCGCAGCTATGAATGCAAAGAGAATGTGGACGATTCTCACTCTTCTCTTGCTGCTGCTCTTTCAGCCTCCGCAGGGATTCTTTTTCGCCGGTGCGCTCGCTTTCCCCGCGGCGATCCGCAACGGCTGGCTTGATGACATCAATGCCGCACTGAATGCCGGCGCCGGTGCGGCACTGATCCGTATCTACGATGGCACGCGCCCAGCTACGGGTGGCGCGGCGACGACGTTGCTTGCGGAGCTTACGTGCAGCGATCCAGCGGCCGGTGCCCCCGCCGCCGGGGTGCTCACCTTCAGCGCCATCACGCAGGATGCGAGCGCGAACGCCACGGGTACCGCGACCTGGTTCCGAATGGTGGATTCGACCGCCGGCTTCGTGATGGACGGCAATGTCGGTACGTCCGGCTCGGATTTGAACCTGACCACCACCAGCATTGTCGCGACGCAGCCGGTTTCGATCTCATCGGCTACGATTACCGCTCCCAATCCATGATGATGAACAGCGTCGTGCAGCATCCGCGCTACACCTACGCCGTGTATTGGCCTGCGCGCAAGCTCGCGGTGGTGTTCGCGCAAAGCTACACGCTGTCGTTGCGGGGGGTCGTCGGGGAGTACGCACTCGGGACGAAATTGCGCCAGCACAACCTGCGCGTGCTGGGAAAATGGAACAAGCAGGTCTCGGTCTGGCGCGCCGATCTGAGATCGGTTCGCACGCCGGACGCCAAGAATGTTCACATATCTCAGGTTTCGGCAACGGGGAGGTACTGATGGCTCTTTTATCCATAGCCGATCGTACTCGCGTCTGGCGCGGATTGATGCGCCGGTGGTCGCGAGACCGGATTGATCCCTGTAACTTTTTGAAGAATGCGCTGTACGATCCGGTCGCGAATACCGGAGCGGTAGCGGATACCGATGCGTGGCAGGATACGCACGCCGGCAACGTTTCTGCGGATACAGTCGGGTTCAACGGCTCGTTGAGTATCGCTATGCGCGCGGCGATGATCCTGAATCAAAAAACGGATTTATTTCTCGCCGTGGCAGCGATGCGCCGCGGCCTCGAGTACGTGCGCAGCGTCTTCGGCGAGGTGGACTGATGGCCTCGGGCGACCTGGTAGTACAAGTGTTGGAGGTGATGCAGCCAGCCACGCTGGCGGCGGAATGGTCCGTGCGTGCTGGGGGATCCACGCCGGCGGAGCGTTTGGCCTTGTGGGCATTCGATGGCACCACGGCGGAGTACATGGATTTCAAATGCAAGCTGCGAGGGTACGCCGGCGGTGGATTGACCTTGGCGCTCGAATGGATGGGGGCGACGGCCATTACAGGTTCTACCCGGTGGGAGGCAGCCATTCGCCGCCTGGACGATGACGTGGAAGATATAGATGCCGCCCATACATACGATTTCAACGGCGTCACGGATGTCGTAGCGAGCGCCTCGGGGGAACTGAGTTATCCCACCATCACCTTTACCAATGGCGCCGACATGGATAGTCTGGCGAACGGTGAAGAATTTATTCTACGTTGGCGCCGCGATCCGGCGAACGCCGAAGACACGATGGTGGGGGACGCTCAACTGATCGGTTTCGACGGTCGTGAAACGTAATCGTGTCGCTGCGTTCGGATGTCTCCACGGAATATCTGGCACGAACATCGGACGTTCTCAACACCAATGCCGTTTATACCTGGATGGCGTGGGTATATCGGATCGGTACCGCTACCTTTCAAGGTTTTCTAAGCTCGGCGGCAGCGTCCGGGGCTAATTACGATTCGGCTTATTTCGATACGGGCACGAGTTGGTCGGTTTATGTAAACGATGCGGGGGTACTCGGTGGTACCTTCAACGCCAATACGTGGTATCACGCCTGTCTGCGCCGTAATAGCGCGACATCTCTCGAGTTGTTAGTGGATGGAACCGTGGTAGCGACGAATACCACGAGCGTCGCCGCCCGTGCGGCCATCACACGCATGCGCGCCCAGAACAATCCAGTCTACGAGACAGCGGATTGGCTCAACGGCCGTCTGACGTATTCCAAGGCGTGGTCAGCGGCATTGACCAATTCCCAAATCGCCGCCGAGCGACTTACGCCTTATCCCGTGCGCCTGGAAAATTTGTACGCTTGCTGGTTAATGCGCAACGGTGCCGCCGAACATGTGTTCGATATCGCCAAAGGGCGTGCGTGGACGCAAAATGGGACATTGACGGAAGAGGCCGACCCACCGATATTCATTCGTCCTTATAAAACGCGCGGCCTTATGAGGGCGGCGGCCGGCGTCTCTGGCACGATAGCCGTCACGCTCAATCCGTTCTCGCCTGCCATGTCCGGCACCACGACCCTCATCGGCGCCATTGCCAACACGCTCGGCAATTTCACCAGCTCGATTACGGGCACGACGACGATCCTCGGGACGATCTCGAATACGCTCTCGAACTTCGTCAGTTCCATCACCGGGACCACTACGATCCTCGGCACGATTTCCAATACGCTCGGCAATTTCGTGAGCGCCATCTCAGGCAGCGTCGGGGGCGTTACCGGCACGATAGCCGCCGTGCTCGATTCGTTCGTCTCGGCGATTCAAGGAACCACCACGATCATCGGCAACATCGCCGTCACGCTCGGGAACTTCATCTCGAACTTTGTCGGCGCGGTGGCCGACGCCGCCAGCCGTCACGCGCGGCGGATGCTGGGCTTTATTTGGCATCGGCCATAATTGAATAATCCGCCCCCCCCGTATTATCTGAACCATCCGCTGCGCTTTGAATGTACTGGCTGCGGCAAGTGTTGCACTGGTTCCGGCACGTGCTATCTACAGGTCACGCCTGCAGAGCAGGAAGACATCCGCCGGCATCTGGGCATTTCGCGCTCCTGGTTTCGGCGCCGGTATTTAATGCGCCTCGACAATGGTATCGAAAGCTTACTCGTGTCTGGCCATCCGGTGAAACGATGCGTATTTCTCGGAACCGATAATCGTTGCGGTATCTACGCCGTGCGCCCGGCGCAATGCCGGCACTATCCGTTCTGGCCGGGGCTGGTGAATAGTGCTACTGCTTGGCAGATCGCGGGGCAGCGGTGCGAGGGCATCGGCCGCGGCGAAGTGATTCCGTTGACCAGAATCCAAGCGGCTTTGCGTGGTTGACAAGGCCGCTTTAACTCTTAGGATCAGTATCAAGTGAAGTAAATATTTGACCGGGTAGCGCTTTCGCGTCCGGTTGACGCGGGCCAACATGGCACGCGCCCACGCCAGCGATACAGGCGAGGAGGGTCCGGCAGTTCCGGGTAGCTCATCCGAAAGGTGGCCGTAAGGCCAGGTAAGACACTTTCGAGGAGAGCTATCATGTCAGTGGAAATCGACGCACACCGCGTTCAGCAGTACAAAGACAACGTCGTTTTTCTTTCCCAACAGCGCATGAGCCGGTTGCGCTCGACCGTGCGCGATGACGGCGATATTGTCGGCAAGAAGGTATTTTTCGACCGTATCGGCGCCACCGCCGCGCAGAAAATCACCACCCGCCACGCCGACACCCCGCTGATGAACACGCCGCACTCACGGCGCGCGGCGGTGATGTTCGACTACGACTGGGGTGATTTGGTCGATCAGGCGGACAAACTCAAAACCATC